TTACAAAGTATATACTATAAGTTTTTTGTCTGGTGTGTCTTCTCTATCTGATACATAGTGTATACCTATTGCTTCACCCTCTTTATTCACAATCGTACTATGAGAGTGTCCTGGCTCAGCATATGCATCATCTATTACTAACCAACTCTGAATTTCAACGACTTTTCCTGTTGACTCGAATAATTTATATCCATTTTTGAATAGGCCTGCACCCAAAAACGAAATTTTAGAAAAGTGGGTACAGAAATTGAGGGGATCCCCCGCCGTACGTAATGTCAGGCATGGTGATTTTATTCATTCTCTTGTTCCAGTTGCTTTTGGTATTCGTATAAACGTATTACAGTTTTGAACTTTGATTCTAATAGTTTAGTTTTACCATTTTTAATATCTTGAATTGTTTGGTACGGTAAATTTGTTTCTTTAGAAATCTTATAGCTTGTTTGATTTTCAAGAAGTTGTTTAACTTTTTCCAATATTTCTTTTTCCATGTTTTAAAATGAACCGAGTCGATAATTTAATTACTTAACATATACACAATACCTATGACGCATAACAAAATCACTACTATATTAAAACCTATTGAAAAAATATCTTTCTGTCTATTTGTCATATTTATCACCTCATTTCATAATGAAGTCGATAGGGGATTAACCCCCGACTATCATTTTGATTATTGTGATAAGGCTTATGAGGATAGCCATTACATTTCGCACAATTTCTGTAATGTCCTTATAACGCCTTATTTTTTTCTTTGCGAGTTTCCTCTCTTTCGACCCGGTTCATTTTTTCACCCCTTTCCTAATTTATATATTCACCATATCACGTGATTCATGACAACACAACCTCCTCTACATAAAAGGCCGTTTGTCTTCTACTATCTACACGTTTTTTTATCGCATAGCACACACCGTCTATTAAAGCATGTGTCGGTTCATAATCCACTACCGTATTCAAACGAATCACATTTATCGCCTTATAGACATCTCCGAATAACAGGGATGTCCTTGTTGGCGACAATGGATTGATATTACAAACAAGTGTCTCATGCTTCACAGTTTCACGCTTATACTGATTAGTGTCAGGGTCGTACTGCTTGCGTCTTTTTGTCACCAATATGACACGATTTGAAAACCTCAAAAGAACAACACCTCTCCACAGCCATCATCAAAAAACTTATTAATAAAGCTGTCATATTGCTTGAAGTCATCTTCTTCATACGACATTGAACGCCCTTCAACACTTTCCGACACCATACCTTCAGAACCTACCTTGTTATAACGCTTCACCGCAACCTCAATCACAATAAAGTAAAGGGGTTGCGGAATAAACGCTTGTTCTTTTGGTAAACGGAGCTTCAACTCATCCACTACATTTGTGATAATTTCACACAACAACTTATCTTGTAAGTGATCCTCAATGCCAATGCGCTTTTTGACTTTATCCAGAAAAGTCTTCACTTTAATCACCTACTTTTTATTATTGATGAACATCAACCCCATCTTTTTTAGGTGTTACTGCTGTGCCACCCAACGTGTAGATGAATTTTTGTAACTCTTCCGGTACAAACGCACCTGTGTATAGTAATTGTTCAACAGACTCACCGAAGCGACCTGGAATATTGCTATTTGTTTTTGTCTGATTCACTTGAAGCGGTGACGCACACACTTGACCTGCAACCGCAATCGCCTCAACACCTTGCAAGAACTTAGTTGGTACAACGACAACAGTAAAACCATCAATTTTCCCTTGTACACCTTGACCTAACACTTGTTGCTTGTTATCACCTTGTGGCAACGCAATAACTAACTGCTTAATTTTAGTGTAGAACGCAGGCGATACAAATAACGTTCTATTTGTTGGCGCAATATCATCCGTCATTTTTTCAGTGACAGCCAAAATCGCATCGTATTCTTTTTTTGCAGCAACCGCAATATGCTCTTTTGCATTCTGAGCAATATTTTTAAAACGTAAATTATCTAAATACGGCGCGACCACTTCAGCGGATTGACGTGCCACCACATAGTTCACATCAATATTGCCCTCAGTATCACGTTTGTCAAGCGCATCAATAAAACGACCCCAATACTTCTCTTGATCTAAAAAGTAAGTTGTTTCAGTAATTTTCGGGCTATCTAAATCGTTCGCTTGTGTGCGGTCGTAGTCACGTAATTCAGCCACATCACCTTTCATGACCGTAAACGAACGACCTTCCATATAAATTGCATCATCAGTAATCAATGCAGGCGTCACATACGACTTCGCATCTGTCACAGTTTTAACAATACCAGTGTGTTTGTCCTTTAATTTCGTTTCACCCAGTGCCACTTTCGTTTTTGCAGCTTCTGTAGGTGAGGACGTACCGCCACCACTAGCCGTGTCATCAGCAAAAAATTGTAAATTGAATTTCAAATTAAATTTCATCATCAAATCTTCCTCTCTTAATTTAAAAATGTTTTCCAAGCTTCATCTGTTTTAGGCGCTTCAATATGATTCCCAACAACGTGGTTTTGTGTCGCTTTACTTTCTAATTGACGCTGCACTTCCTGATTGACCATCGAAACAAAGCTATCTACAGCTTCTTTTGTTGCTTCAGCTGTATCCTGAACAACCATATTCAATAAAGATTCAGGGGCTTGCATACCTGCCTCATTAAACATCGCCATTGCCTCTTGACGCATCTTGTATGACTCAAGTTGTTGCTTATAGTCATCACGTTCTTTTTCAGCCTTTTCAAGCTCGTATTGATGCTTTTGTTCGGCATTCATCTTACGTAATTTATCAGCTTCTTTTTGCTTCTCAGTCAATTCATCTTGAATCTGTTGACGCATCTCTTTCGTACGACGTGCCATTTCTTCATTCACACGCTCATTCACTAACTTAAGTTGCGCTTCAGTTAACTGTTCCGTATCATTCGTTTCCTCAGTCGAATCACTATTTTCTACAGTATTATCCGTTTCCGTATTTTCCTCAGTACCTGCATCATTAAAAAATTGTAAGCTTAACTTTAACCATTGTTCTTTCATATTTCGCACCTCATTTAAATCTACTCTTGCAAGTTTTATGTCATTGCATGGTTTGGACTACACTTGCATCTTTTAACGCCATAAGCACGGTTTGGGCATAAAAAATAGCCACTGCTATACAGTAGCTTAAAATTGAGTAAAAAAAGAGCACCGCAACCGTTATAATTGGTTAGGTGCTTAATCTAAAATCTTAATCGATTTTATTTGACTTTCTTCAATATCATATATTTGATGTTCAGTAGATAAATGTATAGAATCTTCTCCACTATCATTGGCCACTTCATCCTCGTAATTTGTAACTTCTCCTATGAATTGTTGACCATCAGTAGTTTTCACCAAAACTTTTTCCCCTACATAAGTCCATAATTTCATCGCTTATCCTCCTTCCCGTTTGGTATAACATGAGTTCCAGTTTTCGAGTAGTGTACCGTTCCTCTTTTCGTTTCTATAAATTGACCTTTTATGTTATCTTTACCGATAATTTTACCAAAATCAATAATTTCTTTGTTATTCCATTTCCCTGTTATATCAGTCGTCAAGTAGCCTTTACCAACTTTTTGCCTTATCAACGTATTTAGCTCATCATTGTCTAATATAGTATAACTAGGTGTTAGCATCCCTTTTTGTGCATTCTTTTCTTTATATTCTTCATACAATTTATGACCTAGCTGATGCCTATTCTGTTTGTTAGGGTTTAATTCAACTTTTATTTTACCACTATCAATGGCATCCGTCATTTCTTTTTTAGCAAATAGTTGCTTCGTTTCCTCTTCGTCTAATTTATACTTACCTTTACGTTTTTTAATGAAGTCATCACGCCAGTTACCTACATAAGGTACCGTCGTACTTCGACAATGGGGATGCATCGGCGGGGCATTGATACCTGGCACCATGTCTTTAACTTTAAACACTTTTTTATCATAATGACGACAGATTTTAGACGTCTTTTCATCACGTTTCGCCACGAACTCATATTCGGCATCGTCGCCCATCGTCTCTAAATAGTGCATTTTCTGCGCTTCAGTTTGCACACGTGCAGCTTCGGTAATCAATAACCTTTTCGTATTAGCGACTGTCTGCTTCTGTTTCTTGCGTATCTCTGGCACAAACTCATACGGATGACGCCCACGTAACATCACATGGCTTGCCATCCGCTCAACATCTTTTCTGAGTTCATCTTGATTATTCCAGAGTCGCTCAGACCAATTCAGCTTGCCAAAGTTAGAATACACAATCGCTTCAACATCTGACTGCTTCACATGCACATCAGCACCTAATATGCCCGCTTGATGTCTCAATGTACGTGTCACGCTATCTTGTAAGTGATGATTCACCACTTTCTCTTGTTCCGCATAGGCTTTCGTCACAATCAAACCGAGCTCATGCTTTAACAACTGCTCACGATTCACATACATTGTTGTATTAAATCGTTTTAACTCTTGACTCGCTTTTTCACTAAAATCTTTATTTTCAACATACGCCTTCGCTTGCATTTGAAACGCTTCAACATCAAACGCATTCGCAATCTTTTTCGCTTCTCGCCAGTCAATCCCTTCAGCTGTCGCAAGCTTGCCATAATACGCTAATAAGTTTTTGTAGATATCCGCAATCATCATCGCAACAATACGCTCAATTTCAGCAATCTTTGCAGCATCTTCCAAAGTCTCAGATTGTATCGCTTGTTGTGCCCGCTCTAACCAGTAATCACTCAAGTTCGACATCGTTCATATCCGCTTTCTCTTGTTGTACAGGTATCGCATCATGGTAGTCTTGATTATCTTGTTCCTCCGCTTTCACTTTTTCAAGTTCTTCTTTCGGGTTCTCAATATTCGGTAACCACGATAACAACGTCTCTTGACTGACACGTCCACCAAGTTTAATAAAGATGTCCGCATACTCTGATAGCGATTGTGGGATATTCGGCTTATACTCAATGCGCATATGCGACAAATCAATCGGGTCGTTCAGTTGATTTCGCACACTCTGAATAATCGCAAATCGACGTTTAAAACCTTTCGTCAACTGCCTTTCAATTGTTGAGCGTAACTGTTCAAGCCCGAATAACTTATATTTCATCGCCTCACCTGACTGCACACCGCCAAAGTTCTCATCTGATAAATCAGGAGTGTTCGTAAACTTGTGGATGTCTTTTTGAATACGCTTCTTATACGCTTCAACACCCGCAACATCATATTGCTTGTAAATAAAATCCACATTCGCATTACCCATACGCCCTGATGCATCCGCTTTTGTCTTAGCGAGGATGATACGTGACTTACGCATCTTTTTCACTTCTTCAAGCTTCAAGTCAAGATGTCCTTCAATTTTCAACATCGCATCGTTTAAATCAGTCATGTAGTTCGCTGTATCAGATTCCGCATAATCATATGCATCAATCAAATCTAATACGTTTTCAAACACACCTTGACGGAACCTGTTCGCATTGTACTCGTGAATTTGTAACATCTGATGCATATTGACCTCTTGTGGCATGTCTGCACGTTCTCTTAAACGGTTATCATCTACATAAAAATACGCACGATAACTTGCTGTATACAAATCAATCAGCGTCACATCTTTACCGTTTATTTTTTCAGAACGATAACGTACTGCTGCAAATGGTTCGACTTCAATATCATTACTGTAAATCACAAATACATTCTTTGGATCTAAACGTTTAAAAATATCTTGATTCTCAACATTACGATACACAATCTCATAAGCGCGCCCATAGATAATACAGTCTTCTAAAATCTCCACATTCGTCACATGCGCATCATTCAAATCATTAATATTTTGAATTTCTTCGTTATACTTTTCATCGCGGAAAGTGATTTCATTCCCGCCAATGTAGCCCCGAATAAAATCAGTGCCATTTTTAACAAACGCATGTGCAATACGATAATCTGCATAAGGCTCATCACGTCCCTCACGCTTGTTAATCCCTCTGTTATTCGTCAAATAATAATCGAGCAGCTCTTGTAACCGAGGACGTTGCTGATCTCGATGCAAATTAAAAAACGTTAACAATTTTTCACCTTTTTACAGTCAAAGGAGTGATTTTCATGCAACTTGAAAAAAGAGAAAAAATGGAGGTACCGTATATTTTATATTGACGAAAATGGAATAAGGAAGTCACTATCTAAAAACCGACAAAACCATTTTCACCGTCTTTACGGTATATGCTCAGCCATCTTGTTAACGTTTGAATAGGAATATCTAGATCTCTAGAAACTTCTGAGGCACGTCTCGCTGATTTTACTCATTGAATTGCTTTCATTTTAAAGCTATGATCCTATTTTCTTCTTGCCATCACTGACACGCCTATCAATTGATTTCTTTTATTATACATTAAATTCTTATCAATTTACCGTGTCTGTTTCTTAGTCTAGCATCACTTTTTCGTTAGCACCGACTACTCTCAATTCTCAATTTCATCGTTGCAAATATCTTTTCTTAGTTTCAAACTTTCTATATCTAATCGATTAGCCGTGTAAAACTCGAGCAATTCAATCATTTAATCACATTTCTTTCGCCTTACAGTTTTGTAATTTCAATCTTACAATTTTGTAAGATATTGATTTTTCATTAGCACTCTTCAGTCATTCATGATAGATTTGCAGTATAGATAGGAGGGGTTGAAATGAATAAATCATCAAATAAAATTCTTTCTTCTTTTTGTTATTTTAGTGTCTTTTTTGCACCATTTATTTTCCCAATTGTAGTTTGGGCTCTATCTAACGGAGATACATCGAGGAACGCTAAAAGAGCTTTGCTTTATCATATATTGCCGATGATTTCTCTTGGACTATCTACTGTGCTTTTCAGCATATATAATAATAATCATTCAAGTGTGATGTTTATATTAGCTATTATTTTTATTATAGCTGTGCCATTCTATATGCTGAAAAATTTATATTTAGGAATCAAGGTACTCATTTCCGAAAAATAAAAAGTCTTGATGACTTTTTATTTTTCTCCTCATACTTCTTAATCGCTTTCCCTTTATTATTCACCTCCACAGCAGTATTCGTTTGATTGTCACGTACTTTCGTTGCTTCTGTATAAGTTTGTCCTGAACTCTCTATGATTCTAATAATTAAATATTGTATCATTTTAGTCTTCCTCGAAAACATCAATTAATAGATTGAACATAATCTCATAAATTGTATAAAAATCTTTGCTTTTGTGTTTTATTAAATAGACACCAAGTTTAGCAATTTCTGTCGAGCCCTCGTTATAAATTTCTATTTGATAATCAAAATCTATAACTAATTTGGAAAAACGTGCTTTGTTATTAGCCCATTTTATTATCTCTTCACCATTTCAGCGTCAACTTAATGAATGAATTCAAATTCTTCTTGTCTAACTTTAGCTTTTCTAATATTCATTTATTCAACACCTCTTTCACTTTTTGTAATGTATCTTTATTACACGTATATACACGTATCCTCTACCTGTGTCTGCTGTGTCATCTTGTCTTTTGTGATTCCTTTCCATTTTCTTTTAGTACACTGTGATTAGTCGTTCATAATAATTCTGATGCTATCGAAATTGAAAATTCATTAAACAAAGGTATGAAAGAAACTAAGAACTATTACCTTGATGAAGGGTTAGATTATTATTTAAAATTTGGCGCATTGATAAGTTACTTGAAAGTACGATAGAAAATGAAAAGTTTTCCAAAATGTGAGTACTGTAATTTTACGGGGATATCCCTATCAAAAAAACGCATTCATTTCTAAAACGAGCGTTACAAAGAGCTGTGTATGATCGCTTAATTCACTTTAATCCGTGTGACGGCATTGAACTCAAACACAAAGATTTAAGTGAGCCACAAAAAGCGCAATATTTGCCTAAAGAACAAATCAAACCGTTTTTAGAAATGGTTAAGAAAAGAGACATACACCAATACTATATGTTTAGAACAATGATTGAAACGGGCATCCGTGTGGGTGAAGCTAATGCGCTGCAATGGTCTGATTACAATAGTAAAGATAAAACGTTATCCATTACCAAGTCTTATGACCAAAAACACGACCGATGGAATACAACGAAAAACAAAGAACATAGAACGATTTATATTACTAATGATTTAGCTAAAGAATTAACTAAATTGAAATATCTTCAAAATGCGAATCGAATCGTTAATGAAGATATTTATAATCAAGCTTATGACTTTATATTCTGTAATGCATTCGGCGAACCGCTTCCACGTAGTACGACACATAATACGATGATGTATGTTACTGAGAAGTTATTAGGAAAAGACAACAAACTGAGCATTCACAAACTAAGACATACACATGCGACACTTTTATTAGAAAGTGATGTTCCGATGAAAGTTATCCAAGAACGACTCGGACATAAAACAATGGCAGTCACTGAACAAGTGTATAGTCATGTGACTGAAAAAATGAATCAAAAAGCAAAAGAAAACTTCGAAAAATACATCAACAAAAAAAACATTTTCTAA